AATATTACGGGACCGATTAACAGTGCAAAAAGCATGGCGATAAGTATATTCGAAGGAATTAAGAGTGGAATCACCACTAGAATTAACGGCGCACGAGACGCGGTGAAAAATGCGATATCGATTATTAAGAGTGCTTTTCATTTTTCTTGGAAACTTCCAGACTTAAAGCTGCCGCACATAAATATCGAAGGAAAATTTTCTTTGACACCTCCATCAGTACCACATTTCAGTATCGCCTGGCGCGCAAAAGGAGCGATATTCGACCAACCTACCATATTCCCTACCCGTCTCGGATGGCAGGGGGTAGGCGAAGCAGGACCAGAAGCAGTCACGCCGATCACAGTACTCCAGACGTATGTAGCAGATGCTGTTGAGAGAGGACTGGAACGATTACAGAGAACAGAAAGAGATCCAATAGACTATGACAGACTTGCCATGGCTATGGCAAAAGTACATACTACTGTGGAATACAATGGCAGAGAATTTGGGCGAGTGATAAGAGAGGTTACTGAATGATATATTATGAAAATAATAATGGAACCAGGATGGATTTGGATAACTGGCCAGTGCTAATCGAGGATATTACGGAATTATACGGGAAAGAGTGGAAATATTCCGCAACGGAAAATGTAAATGCAAATAGAAAAAAGTTGGATAAATTCTATAGGACTGGAATGAGCAAAAAAATAACATTGCAAGTATACGCGGATACAAAAGAAGAATATTGCGATGTAATGGACCAGCTGAACGAAATAACAGATATAGACATCATTGAAAAAAAGCCTGGAAAACTATGGGTGGGAGATTATTATCTGGAATGTTATATAACAGAATTAAATCCGAAAGAGTACGATGAGATATTCTATACAGTAGATGTGGACGCTACAGTAGAAGCGTTCACGTCTTACTGGATCGGCAAAAAAACATATACATTTCACAGCTATGGAATCACGTCTAGTGATAATAAACGGTATCCGGGAAAATATCCGTATCGATACGCGAACGGAATGACGAACAACTACCTTATTAATCCGAATTATACATCATCAAATTTTCAAATGATTATTTACGGACCAGTTGTCAATCCTCAAGTTACGATAGGAAGCAACACATATCTGGTCAATATTACATTGGAAACAGGAGAATATCTCCGAATTGACAGCCGTTCCAGAACTATCGCAAAAGTACTGAAGAATGGCGAAGAGATGAACGCATACCACTGCAGGAGCAAAGGAAGAGAATTCTTCCAAAAGATTCAGCCGGGGCGACAGATGGTATCCTGGACGGGAAAATTCGAATTTGACATTACTGTAATCGAAGAAAGGAGTATACCGAAATGGACAGCCACACCTTAGAAGACACAATATCAAAAATTCGTTTCATAACGACAAAACCGACCGGAGAAGAATGCGGAGAACTGTGCGATAGTGCGGAGGCAGATATGGACATTGGAAACACAAATGATTTCGAGGTCACGATAGCGGTGTCAGATTATGACACTGAACGCATGGGATACAGATACCGGATATTCGCTCCGGGAACAGAGTATGGGGGAATTGTTGGAGACATCGAATCTATATCCGGTACACGAAAAGTTGCACTGCGTGGAAGAACATGGAGAGGAATGTTGGAGTACAAGGTGATTGAGCCACCGGCCGGACAAGACCATCTGACATTGTCAGGAGAATTAAATACAGTAATCAGAAGATTGATAGGAGATCGCTTTGGCGGTCTCTTTGTCGTTCCGGAAGCAGATACAGGGATAACAGTGAATAACTGGCGGGTCGACCGCTACGTGACGCTCTATGATGCCCTGCAGAAGCTGGTAGACAATTATGGATGCAGGTTACAGATCTGTTACGTACAGCCAGAGGGACTGGAATATGGTTATGTAACAGTACGGGCAGCACAGATTAAAGATTATTCAAAGGATCTGGAGTACAGCCAGGAAGATGGCATACATGTAACTGTAAGAGATAACCGTAATGGCGTAAACCATCTGGTATGTGCTGGACGAGGCGAGAATCAGGACAGAATCGTCTTACACCTGTACGTACAGAAAGACGGAACGATCGGAAAAACGCAATATTATAAAGGCCTAGAAGAAATAGAGGCGGTATATGATTATTCCGGTGCGGACAAAGAAAAACTCGAAGAGGATGGAAGAAAAAAACTGAAAGAACTGCAGAACTACAAGAAATGCACCATGACAGTTGATGATATAGATCTGGAGCTTGGCGATATAGTATCCGGCTACGATGCTATAACGGATACGCAGGTTATCAAACCAGTCGTACAAAAGATCCTGAAGATGCAGAATGGAAATATAACAATAGACTACAGCGTGAAAGGAGACGAATAAATGGCAGGAATGAAAGGAATTACGGTTAACACAGCACCGGAAGCCGAGCCGCATATATATGCTGAAGACGATGCGGCTATATACCAGGCAATATTTGGCGGTGACGGTGTGTCTACTATTGGGCAGGCTTGTAAAGCAACCGTGCTCAGCAACAATAAAGTAAGAGTGGCGGACGGAGTAATCTGCGTGGGTGGACATATGGCAAGAATCCCGTATGGAGCATATGAAGATTGCGAGATTATGAATGGACAGTCGGAAAAAAATAGAAACGACATTATTGTAGCGAAATTCGAAACCACTGGTACTGGTGGAATTGATACCATGACTTGTGAAGTGATTCAGGGAACGGCCGGAGAGACTGCTACAGATCCAGAGCTTGCACAAGACGATATATATACCGGCGGAAAGACAAGGGAACTCCCACTGTACAGGGTAAAGATAGAGGGACTGAGTATAGTAGCGGTAGAGCAGATGTTCAGACTAAAACCAACGGCGGAAGAACTAAAGCTATTGATTGAGTCCATTGACAAGAAACTGACTAATAAAACACCAATTTACGGGACCACAGCTCTTATTGAAACTCCAGCTAATGGTTATAAAGACACAACTGTGAAATTTGGAAAAACTTTTTCAAAAGCACCGTTCGTACTATTAACGTTATCTGGTGGCTCACAAAACACCAAAACTTTTGCAGCGCAGGTTAAAGATGTATCTACGACTGGAATGACAATACGAACTGTTAATGGGTATAGTTCAAGCGTATCAATGTTTATTAATTGGTGTGCATTTCCAAAGGGGGCATAAATGAGAACATTACAGTTTAAGGTGACCGGCCAGAACCTCAGCAAAGACGGAGATTTCTCTGGTATTGTGGCCGGAACAAAAGGGTATCTGTATACGGAATATAACTTCGATTCGGAATGGGACGGTTGCAGGAAGGCAGCCGTCTTTTCAAGATACGACAAAGAATATCCTGTACCGATTGTGAACGGCAAATGTGTCGTACCAGATGAAATTACGGGATATAACCGTTGGAAAGTATATCTGGTAGGAGAAAAAGCAGGATATCGTATCACAACGAATGAAGTGGAGGTGTATCAATCATGACCGCAGAAGAAGCATTAGCAGCATCGGTGGTCGAACCGGTCAACGACATTTTTGAAATCGACCCGGAAACCCGTGTGATTACAGTCCCGGCATCCGAAAAGCTGTTCGGTGTAGCAAATGACGGGAACTCCGAAAGGAAGCATTTTCGATGTCCAAAAATCGTAGGGGACAACATTGATCTGTCTACCATGCACCTGTACATAAATTACCAGAATGCCAACGGGCAGAAGTATCCTTATCTGGTAGAGGACGTACAGACGGACGGTGACTATATCACATTTTCATGGCTGATCGGCCCAGATGTGGTTGCATATAAGGGACAGATTAAGTTCATTGTATGCGCCAAAAAGGGAGATGGAACAATTCCGGAATGGAATACCACCCTTGCAGAAGGTACCGTACTGGAAGGTCTGGAAGCCACAGACGAGGTGGTGGAACGAAATCCGGATATCATTACGCAGTTGTTGAATCGTATGCGCGAGGTTGAAAAGATTGCAACAAAGGAAGCAATGCAGGAGTATGTAAACACATATCTTACAGAGCATCCAGTTGAGATTGATGAGACACTCACCAATCCGTATAAAGGCAAGACAATTGTAGTATTTGGCGACAGTATATTAGCTGGCTGGGGATGGAAAGAGGGAACAGGAATCATCCAGCCATTAAAAGAAAAGTATACGGATGCTGTGTGGATTAATAAGGCAGAGTCTGGTGCGAATATGGCAGTAACATCCAGTCCGGCACATACACCGATTGTTAATCAGATTACATTGTACACGGGCGCAGCAAATGCAATTATCCTCGACGGTGGAGTTAATGACAAGAATAATGGTATCTCGATCGGTTCAATTGCAACTGCTTACGATGCGACATATGATATCAGTACATTCTGCGGTGCATTGGAAAGCGCACTACAATATATTATGGATAGGTATCCGCTGGCTGTTAAGCTATATCTTATTCCACATAGTTTTGGTAAGGATAATTCGTATCTGGATTCCATCTACGAAAAGGCGATTGAAATCTGCAAGAAGTGGAATATGCCATGCTTAGACATGCGTACATACTCACAGATCGCCATGACATCTGCAAACAAGGAAGCGTATACTTATAATCCGAACTCCAAAAAAGGCGATGGTGTACACCCAAATGAGACATGGTATCGTACATTCTATTGCCCGGTAATCGACCAGGCATTACAGAATCAGGGTATCGGCTCTATTACAGCTTCCGAAGCACCAGAGGTCGTTGCGGTCACAGGTGTTAAGCTCGACCAGACGACATTAGCACTGGATGCCGGGGATTCTGCACAGCTTACGGCTACGGTACAGCCAACCAACGCAACCAATAAATCGGTTACATGGAGTGCCAACAATAGCAACGTATCTGTATCTGGTGGCAAGGTAACAGCTAAGACAGCCGGAGCGTCTGTTATTACCGTAACTACTGCAGACGGTGGATACACGGCACAGTGCAATGTAACAGTTAACGAGAGCACAGCGACAGATCACACAGAGCTTACAAGTCTGAGCTTGGATGGTAATTGCTATTTTGATACAGAGATCTTACCAGATCAGGACACTAACACAAAAGCGAAATGGAATTTGCAGAGTGGAACTACTTATATTGCCGGAGCACGTGACGATAATTATAAAATCGGCTACAGCTGTACAGATAATATCTACGTAGTCCGTGGTACAGTATCCAGCGCCGCTAAAAATGCACCATTCTGGGCGAATGATTGGATTATCGAGCAAACAAATGCAAGTTGCAAGGTTGGAGACACAATCGTAGCTACCGATGCGATAGATTCGTTCAAGCTTAGCAGTCCGTATTATCTTGGAAATATGAGTAAGAACAGCACACCAGCCGGAACAGGTGTAGTGGGCAAGATCTACTATGCACAGATCTATTCCGGGGATACCTTGGTAGCTGATATGATTCCGGTTAAAAAGTCTGACGGTACATTATGCTTATACGATAAGGTGCGCAAGAAATACATCTATAATGCCGGAACAGGAACATTAAAGGAGGGATAATGCAAGGAAAGCACATGGAAATCAGAGCAGGACCGTAAGGTCTTATTTTTATACGCAAAATTAAAGAATCGAGGTACATAGAGTGTATGTAGACGTAAACACAATCATTACTGCTGGAAGCTTATTAACGGCCGTAGTGGTTATCTTTTCCGCTGTTTTCGCAGTATACAAGTGGTATTTAAGACAGAATGAGCAGGATAAAGAGATAGAGAGAATGAAATCAGAACAATGTTTGCTTACTTATGGAATTCTGGCTTGTCTGAAAGGTTTGAAAGAACAGGGATGTAATGGACCTGTTACAGAAGCAATAGACAAGATTCAGAAGCATATAAATAAGCAAGCGCATGATCAGGAGGATTAAGCATGGATATTAGTACATTAGGAACAGTAGTAGGGATCGTAGCAATCTGTTATGTAATTGGACTTGGCTGCAAGGCATATGAGAAAATTCCAGACAAATGGATTCCGGTCATCATGGCTGTATGCGGTGGAGTTCTGGGCGTTGCCGGACTCTACACAATGCCGGACTTTCCGGCCGGCGATGTGATCGATGCAGTTGCGGTCGGAATGGCCAGCGGATTAGCGGCGACAGGAGCAAATCAGTTATATAAACAGCAGTGCAAGTAGAGGGCGATTATTCGCCCTCTGACATATTATATAGTGTGCGACGTCGCACGGAAAGGAGCAATTATGGCACATTTATTTTTAATAGCTGGACACGGAGCTGGTGACAGTGGAGCTGTTGGATATGGTTACACAGAAGCAGAGAGAGTCCGGGCGCTTGCAAGAAGAATTGCAGCATACGGAGGAAGCAATGTTACCCTTGGAGATACAAGCCGGAACTGGTATGCCGACAAAGGCATCAGCTCACTCAAAATCTCAAAGGATTGGCAGATCCTGGAACTTCATATGGACAGCGGAGTATCGACAGCCAAAGGTGGTCATGTAATTATTAAAGAAGGATATAATCCGGATGCATATGATACAGCACTCGCCAACTTCATCGTAACATTCTTCCCTGGCAGAGCAAACAAGGTTGTAGGCAGGGCGCATCTTGCCAATGTTAATCGTGCAGCTGCTAAAGGCTACAGCTATCGGTTACTGGAGAATGGTTTCATTTCCAACAAAACAGATCTTACGAAATTCAACAACCAGATCGATGACCTGGCAAGAGGAATCCTTAAAGCTTTCGGCATTACGTCTGCAGCACCGGTAGCACCAGTTAAGAAGAAAGCAGAACCGATCGACGGAGAAATCAAGGCTGGTGGGGTATTCCAGAACAAGACTGATAAGTTCGGCACAATCTCATACCAGGCTCACATGAGAGGCTTTGGATGGGGTAACTGGCAGTCTGATGGCTTAATGGTTGGTTCTACCGGTCAGAATCGTAGAATTGAAGCGCTTCATATTAAGCCAGACGGAGAGACTGACGTTGTCGTTCACATGAAAGGAACCGGTAATAAAGAATACAAGAACATCAAGAAGGACACACTGATCGGAACCACCGGGCAGAACAGAAGACTGGAAGCTATCCGGATCACTGGAAAGGAATCGTTCTATCTGTACAGAGTCCACCAGAAGAGCATCGGCTGGTCAGAATGGGCCAACAACGGAGAGTGGGCTGGTACGACTGGAAAAGGTCTGCAGATGGAAGCACTTGAGATCAAGAAGTCCATGTTCAGTGTTGAGCCACACGTACAGAGCAAAGGATGGCTGTCACCAAAAGCCGCAGAGAAGGTGATCGGTATCACCGGCCATGCATTACGCCTGGAAGCGATCCGGATCAATCCGTATGGAAAGACTATTAAGGCAAAGGCTCACATCCAGAGCAAAGGATGGGTGGATTACGGCACGATCACCAAAGATACAATCATCGGTACTGTTGGAGAAAAGAAACGTATCGAATGCTTATGCTTTGAAGGCGACTTCGAATACCGTGTTCATATCCAGAGTTCCGGATGGACAGACTGGACAAGAGCCGATGGAGTAGCTACTCTTGGAACTGTAGGACAGGAACTTAGGATCGAGGCTATTCAATTCAGATAATATGTCTTGTACTAACTAGCTAACTCCGAAACCAGTCACGAGAGAAAGGTCGATTCCTTCGTTGGAAAAATATCCCTTTTCGATTGCCACATACATCGGAGCATAGAAGATGGAGTGTGCTACTTCATTTAATGTAACAGGAGTCAGTTCCTGTTTTTTAGTACTTGTGGATTTTGAAGTTTTTGCTGTTTTGTCTGATGCGGATTCCGATTTGTCAGCAGATGTACATGCAAAAAGTGAAGTGACAGATAGTGTAAGGAGTAAAAGAAGTGCAGTGATACGCTTTTTCATAAGATCCTCCCGGTGAAATATATTCTATGGTTTATAGTATATTCGGAAAGAAGAAAACGGTGATGGAAAATCGAGAAAATATATCAATAGACAGGATTTATTTCCCGCTATCGTAGAACCGGTAGCGAGAGAATTTACAGAGAAGTTTGTAAGTGTGCAGGAGAGATTCCATGCGACAGACCCGGATAAGCAGGCAGAACAGTTAGATGATTTCGCACAGCAGGGTATGGAGATGTTTGTGGAATATATGTATGAGCATTTCGAAGAGTTCAAACTTCTGGTAAATGGTTCCTATGGGACGAAGTTCCAGAACTTTGTAGAACATCTGGTGGATATCGAGACAGAATATACATATAAGTTCATAGAAGCGACCGGACTTCATTTTAAATGA